CTTCTCGCCCTCGAACGAGCCGCCCTTGATGAAGAGATCCGCCTCTACGCAACCGAGGAGCCCAAATAATGCCACACTTATCTTGCCGCATCCTCGGCGGCTTACCCGTCGAGCTTCGCTACTCCATCGCGCCGCGCGATCCAGATGTGGGTATATTTCACCCATATGTCGATGAATACGAAATCATCGCTATCGGCAACAAATCTTGCCGCCGCTCCCCCGCCTGGCTCTATCGCCGCATCGACTCAACTCCGGGCGAAGACGAACGCATCCGCGAAATGATCATGCAAGACGCGGCGGAAGCCGCCTACGACTACTAGGAGTTACCTCAATGAAAGTCATCCTTCTAAATGGCCCTCCCGGCTCCGGCAAAGACACCGCCGCGCGGTTGCTTCGCAGCCGGATCGAATTTTATAGCGCACGGCACGAATTCTACATCACTACCGAAATCCTCCGCATGTCCCGTCCCCTTAAAGCGGCCTTTGCCGCCATCATGGGCTGCGGCCTAACTTCGTCAGGTAACATCAAAGGATACGAGTCACAAGAAGCAAAAGCCGCCATCGACCCCTATCTCGGCGTCTCCTGTCGCCAATTCCAAATCGACATGTCCGAACGCTTCATGAAACCCCTCTACGGCAACAATATATTCGCTCGCCTCTTCCTCAAATCCATCGAAGAGGCTCGCGGATACGAAGCCGACGAGAACCAGCTCTATTGCATCCTCGCTCCCGACTGCGGCTTTACAATCGAAGCCGTTACCCTCGCCGCTTCGCTTGAACGGCACGAACTCATGCTTATTCGCATCCATAGAGATGGATGCGACTTCGCCACAGATTCTCGCGAATACGTTCGCCACCCCTCAATCCATACCGTCGACATCGATAATAATCAATCCGAAGAGGAGTTCTCTTCCCGTCTCTGGGTCCACGTCCTCCCCTTCCTCCTACAAAAGGCCCCTTGATATGTCTCGCATATCCTCCCGCACATGGTACGCAATTCTCCACACCGAAGCGGACGCGGCGGCACCCACGTTGAGATGCAACTTCAAACTCCTCCACGTCTATTCACCACTCTTTCTGGCGCTAAAAACTGCCTCAACTTTTGGCTCGCCGGCACCCTTTCTCGTACTTGGAACCTCGGCGTCGACGAGCAGTTAAAACTCACCCCACAACAACATCGGAAAGCATCCGAAATGCGCATCGTTCAAGTTTCTCTTACAATCGAGGACTCTCTCTCATGACCACTCTCCGCCCCCTCGTTCTCGTCGAATCCCCTTTCTCTCACCCCAAATCTTTCGGCCGCACCCTACATCGTGCATACCTCGAAGCTTGTCTCTCCGACTGCATCTCCCGCGGCGAAGTCCCTCTTGCTACACACAAGATGTACACCGACTGCCTCGACGACTCTACGCAAAAAGAGCGCAAACTCGGCATGAGCTTCGCTCGCGAACTCTCAGAAATCGCCCACTATGTCGTGGTATATTACGACCTCGGGATATCAAGCGGCATGCTCGACGGCATCATCGCGGCGCGCAAGCGCCGCAAGCAAATCTTTTGTCGTTCCCTCTACTCCCACCCTCTCCCTTCCAATCTCTCCATTCTAATCTCGGAGCCAGTATGATTGGCTTCGCCAATCATCAAAACAAGGAAACAAGTATCATGAGTCGCCCTCGAAAGTCAATCGAATCCTTCGGCAACGAACTTCTCGTCGTCCTCGTCAAGGGCGGGCGCGAAGAGCTTCGCATCCCCTTCCCTTCCTATCGCACCGCCATCTATTTCCGCAACCGCCTCCACGCCCTCCGCGCCGCGATGCAGCGCGACACGCACCCCCTTTACCCCGTCGTCGCAAAAACGCGCATCTCAATCCTCTTCGGCGCCGCCGCCGGCGAAGGCTATCCCGAGGTAGAGATTAATCCGCGTAGCGGCCATCCGAAGGACCGTAACACAAAGTGCTTGATGTACCTCCGCCCTCAAGATTCGGATTTCGGCGACATCCTCCAAGCCGCCGGCATCTCACGGCAGGAAATCAACGACGACCTTCTTGCCCCCCACTCCAAGGATAAACCCCCCGAGGTTCTCGCGGACGAATTCCTCGACTCTCTCGGCTACGGCACAGGAAACAAATCATGACCACACACAAGACTATCTCTGACGACGAGTTCATGGAGAAGGCGCGGGCACTCCGCATCGAGCGCCTGGAGCGTGAGTTGGCAGAGTCGCATAACGAACTCGAAAAAATCTCCGTGACTTCTAAAAAAGGGGATTGACAAATGCGCATAGATAGGGCAGGGTACTACCAATCCCCCGCCCCATCTATCAGAGGCCCCAAATGCAGTTCACTCTCCGCTCCCGCAACGCCAAGCACGGCCTTATCACCATTGAGGCCCCCGATGAAGAAACCGCTCGACATCTGGCCATGAACTCATTCTACGGCCCGGCGCGAAAGCACGACAAAGTAAACCCCGACGGCCGTCCGTGGACCGGCCGCGGCCTCTTGCTTGTTTCCGTGGAGCCATAAATGCCCCGTCCCCATAATGAAGACTTCTCGATCTCCTGGAAACTCAACATGCCGGCCACTCTAGCCGGCACGATCGAGTACATGCTGCTCGACCCCGTTACTCGCAAACCCAAATACGGCGCAAGGAATAAACTCGTCATCTCCCTTTTGCGCCAATGGGAATACGAAAACCGCGGCCGCTCCAGTGCCGAAATCCTCGATCGCCTCGGCGCATAAAGGGCTATCTCCATGACCCAGCCAAACGAAACCACCTCCTCCCGTCCCTCCGAATTCAACTTCGACTCCAAAACCCCCGCGGAACTCGAATCCCACCGCCGAAAACTAGTCGACGAAATCCGCACCTATCCCGGAGGTGCTGAAGAAGCCCCCATTTCTCTGCTGCGAGAATTGGCGTACCTGACCGCGACCCTTCGCCGCCGTAACGCCGGGCCGCCTGCTCGCGCCAAAACCACCGAGGCTCGCACAAAAAAGAAAACCGGCGAGCAACTCCTTGACCTCATCTAAGGGAGGCCCCAATGCCCAATCCAGATCTCTCTCCCCCTCTCCCTCTCCGCTTCTTCACCTTCCTCTTCAACGACCGGCCCGCGCCGTCTCGTGACCTCTGCCACGCTCTTTGCGCCCGCGATCCAGGCCTTCTTTGGATGGACCTCGAAGAACCCTTCCGCAACGCAACCTTGCACCTCCTATACGGTGGTTTCTCCCTCGAACACGACCTCACCGAAGCCACCCAACGCGCCGCCCAGATTCCTTTCGGCTCAAAAACAATATCAAACGAAAAATTCATCGACGCCCTTACTCTCGAAACTCAACATATTCTCGGCGCAAGCATCCGCGGCGAGATCGCCCTTCAACGTCACATGGAAGATGGTGACGATCTATTCTATCAACGCATCATCTATCGCGACGCCAAATTCGTCGACGACGTTGTGCCGTTCGTTACGAAGTTCGGCCCTCACAACATCGATTGTATCTTCGCCGGCGAACTCATTTCCGCCCACAACTTCCCTTCCGGTATCCGCCACACTTGGCTCCCCGAGCCCGGTCTCGAGTCCCGCCTTCGACGACTCGAAAAAGAACTCTCCGTTTTGCAACCATGATAGCTTCGTCATCATCTAACCCCGAGGAATCCCCCGATGCCTCTCATCTCTCCCACCACCGAGCTACCTCTCCACATCGACTCCACAATGCTATCCGCGTTTCGCGCCTGCCCGCAGAAATTCTGGCTCGAATTCGCCTGCGGCTACCGTCCGAGTCATATCAGCATCGACCTCCACGCCGGTGCCTGCTTTGCCGAGGCCCTCGAGACTACCTACCGCGAAATTCACTCAAAACACAAAAGCGTCAACGACGCCCTTGATGTCGCCCAAGCTAAATTCATGATCTCGTGGGGCGACTTCGAAATCCCCGAGCACAAACGCACGGCAAAAACCAAAGACCGCGTATGGGAAGCAGTTGAGGATTACTTCTACGTCTATCCCCCACTGACGGATCACGTGCAGCCTTACAGGAAACCTGACGGCGAACCCACCTTCGAATTCACCTTCGCCATCCCCCTCGAAGGCGACGGCTTTCCCTTACACCCCTCGGGCGAACCCTTCATCTATTGCGGCCGCTTCGACATGCTCGGCTCCTACATGTCTCGCCCCTGCGTCCGCGACGAAAAAACTCAAGGCACATCCCCCGATGCAAATTGGGCAGAGAAATGGGACCTCCGTTCGCAGTTTCTCGGCTACGTTTGGGCCTGCCGGCAGCTCGGCATCGACCTCAACACCGTCGTCGTCCGCGGCATCGGCATCCTTAAGACTAAGATTGCTCATGCCGAAGCCATTAAGACATACAGCGACTTCATGATCGAACGCTGGCACGAGCAACTTCGGCGCGACCTCTGGCGTCTCCGCCGCTGCTACGATGAGAAGTATTTCGACTTCAACCTTGGAGACTCCTGCACCGCATACGGCAACTGCATCTTCTTACCCGTATGCCAATCTACAACCCCCGAATCGTGGCTCTCGAATTTCGCCATCAACAAATGGTCGCCCCTCAAGAAGAACCCTGTCGAGGAGCCAGTGGTATGAAAATACGCCTCTTATCTTTCATCCATTCAATCTACGAGAAACAATCAACCGTTCGCGGATATAAAGATGCCGAAGGCAAAGCCGTTCTCGAGACTCAAAGTGAAGGCGTCTTTGCGGTAATCGGCTCGCCTCCTATCGCCATCTACGTTGGGATGGAAAATCCCGGCCTCCGCATCGGCCCCGTTGCTATCACCATCGAGCAAGAGGAAGCCAAGTCTTGAGCATCGATCGCATCCTCCAAGACGCCTACGCCTCCGGCTTCAAATTGAATAACTTCTTCCAACTCGACAACGGGAGATGGCGCGCCAGCTTTCGCGATGAAGTCTTCGGCTACGCATGGGGCGAAGACGAATTCCCCGACCGCGCCCTAATGTTCGCATACGGCGAAGCTAAGAGTAAACGCGGCGGCCTCCTCTTAACCGCCACCGCTTTCGCCTCCTCCGAGCCGAAAACTCGCCGCGACCTCACCTCTCCCCGCCCGGCCCGCATATCCGCGGACAAACTCCTGGACCTAATCTAATGAGCATCTTCGCAAAGCTGTGGAATCGAATCTGGCACGGCCCCCGATACGAGTACCTCATTATTCCATTCAGCACACCAATCAGCCTTGACCCTTACGGGAAAAGCGGTTGGAAACTAGTTGCCGTATTGGACAGGTCCAATATCGCAATCTTCATCCGTCCCCTCTAACCCCGAGCACCCTCATGATCACCCTCCAACCCCCCGCCGTTTTGCTTCAGGGCGCTCCCGGCTCTGGCAAAACCGACTCCATTGCTACTCTAGTAGCATCCGGCCTCGAAACCTTCGTCCTCATGACCGAGCCCGGCGCGGTCGAGTCTCTCCTCGACGGCTGTTCCCGTCGGAACATCCCCATCGACAAACTGCATTGGACCTCCGTCCTCCCCGCCGCCGCCGGCTGGAAGGCCGTGACCGACATGGTAAAAGCGATCGGCGCGCAGGGCTTTATGGACCTTCAAAACATCAAGAGCGGTGTAGGAAAAGAGGAAACCCGCAAGCCCGCAATGGCCCTTCTCGAAGCCATGTCCAACTTCCCTTGCGAGCGCACCGGGGAACGATATGGCGACGTTACCACTTGGGATGCCTCTCGCGCCTTCGTCATAGACTCTTTGTCTGGCCTCTCTCTCATCTCCATGGCCTTAACAATCGGCTACAAGCCGGCGGCGCATCAAGGCGAGTGGGGCGTTGCGATGAATTTTCTCGAACAGCTCCTCTTAAAAGTAACATCGGATCGCAAATGCTTCTTTGTGCTAACGGCTCATGTGGAGAAAGAGCTGAATGAAATAACCGGCGTGACGCAGGTCATGGCATCAACGCTCGGTCGCAAACTCGCGCCGAAGATTCCTCGCTTCTTCTCCGAGGTCGTCTACGCGAAGCGCACGGTTGCGAATAATGCTCCCCGCTTCACCTGGAGCACCGTTGATGCCGCCGCCGATTTGAAAAATCGCGCCCTGCCGGTATCTTCCGACCTCGCTCCCGACTTTGCCCCCATCGTCACCGCCTACCGCCGCCGCCTTGCCGCAGCAAGCGGCAGCAAAGAGACAACGCCGGCCTCGCCACAAGCCGCCCGTTGATATGGAAACCTGTGGCAACTTGGAGACCTCAAAATGTTCGACCCCAATAACTTCATGTCCCAAAACGTCGACGCCCCGATGGCGACGGAAATGCGGCTCGTCCCCGAAGGCGAATACCAAGCCATGATCGACTCGTTCGAGGCCGAGAAAGCCTTCAACGAGATCAAATGGAACGACCGCAACACGGGCGAAGAGCGTAGCGCCGTGCAATTCTCGCTCCCCTTCTCGATCCTCGACGAGGCCCTCAAGGCCGAACTCGAGCGCGACCGCATCATCGTCTACGCGAAGATGTTCCTCGACTTCGACGACAACGGCGCCCTCTCCGCCGCCCCCGACAAGAACGTAACCCTCGGCCGCATCCGCGCCGCCGTCGGACAAAACGGGGCCGGCCCGTGGAACTTCTCCATGCTCCAAGGTCAGGGGCCTGTCATGATCCGCGTGACGCACCGCGCGGACAAAAACAATCCCGAGCGCAAGTACGTCGAAGTCTCGCGTGTCGCCCCCGTTCGCTAATGCGAGCGAAGCGAGCATAGCATAGCCTCTCCCCCGGTGCTTGCGTAGAGAGGTGAAAAGAGGGACAGGACATTGCGTTCCTGTCCCTCCCACAAACGGGAGCCATGAATGACCGACACGAAGGAACCGGCCGCGCTGGCGGCACTCATAGAGAGGCTGGAGAGTGCGACGTGGCAGGATAGGGAACTAGCCGACGACGTTCTGCTGACTTGCGGGTGGAAGGTGCGGGAGCATAATTTTGGTTGGGGGGAAAGAGAAGTAGTTTGGACTAAGTTTGGGGCAGTCGAAAAATATGTTGACGGGGAGCAGCCCAACCCCCTCGCCAGCATAGACGCTGCGCTTACGCTGGTGCCGGACGGGATACGTTGGGTTATCTCAAACGAAGGATACGACGACGGCGTTTGGCGACAGGGGTTAGCGGGGGCCTACCTCTATCACCCACTTTTAACCCCGCCGCGATGGGTTGGATATGCAGCCACCCCGCCATTGCCCTTTGCATAGCCGCCTTGAAGGCGAGAGAGCGAAGCTAGGCATAAATAAAGGAGCAACGACTATGCGAATAATTGATAGATCAGACCTTGAGATTCGCGAGCGCCAGCGCGATGAATCCACCATAACCATCTCCTCTCTTTCCGATCTAAAAGCATCCATCATCGCCAGAGGACTTTTACAGCCCCCCTTTGGATGGTACGATCAATCGACAGACACTTATGTCTTAACCGGCGGCCGCCGAAGAACTGCCGTTATCGACATCCTTGCAAAAGAAGGCATTACATTTCATTGTAACGGGCACAATATCCCTCCCGGTAAAATCCCCTTCCTCGACATCAACACCGAGTTGAATGAGGTTGGAATATTCGAAGCCGAATTCGATGAAAACTTTCAACGGCTCGATCCCTCTTGGCAAGACCGCTGTAAAGCACTCGCCAAGCTGCACGAATTACGCCTCGCCGCGAACCCCACTCAAACCTTCAACGAAACCGGGCGCGAATTAGCAGCCAAAGGCCAGATCACCGAATCCCCCGAAACGGCACGCAAGCTCGTAAACTCCGCCGTCCGCGTCGCCGAGCATCTCTCCGACCCCACCATCGCCAAGGCTCGCAACCTTAACGAAGCCCACGCCTTAGTACTTAAACGCGAAGAGGAAAAACTAAACGCGATCATCGCGCGGCGCGTCGCGGCGGAGACCGAAGGGAAACCTCTAATCGAAATCCGCCACGCGGATCTCTTTAACGTTCTCCCCAAACTCGAACCCCACTGCGTTGATTTAATCTGCACCGATCCGCCTTACGGCATCGACGCAAACGTCGGTGGCTTTCGCGCCCGGACCATTCATCATCACAACTACGATGACTCATCCGATAATGCACGAAACATTCTAAAATTCATCCTCGTCGAAGGCTTTCGCATCACGAAGCCACGTGCCAACATCTTCATCTTCACCGACATCGATCATTTCGACTGGCTTAAGAGGCAAGCCGGCGCGATGGGATGGGTTCCATTTCGCACCCCTCTCATCTGGCAAAAGAGCGAATCCGAAGGGCTCGCCCCTTGGGGCTCCGCTGGGCCGCGCCGGACATATGACATCATATTCTATGCAACAAAAGGCGAACGCGGCTTAATCTCAAGCCCCACCGACATCATTAACGTCAAACGTGTGCCGCGCCACGAACGCACATACGCCGCGGAGAAACCCGTCGAACTCATGCGACGCCTGATCGAGGTATCAACGCTGCCGGGCGAGTTTATTCTCGACCCCTGCTGCGGTTCAGGTGCAACCCTCGTGGCGGCAAAAGAATGCAATCGCGTCGGCCTCGGCATTGAGATCGACGAGGGCGCATATAATACGGCAATGTCGAATCTCTTTAGAGGCCAACATGCAAACGGAACAATCGCGTGATCTCTGGTACGGCACGAGCGGGCCGCGGCACGCCGACATTGTAATTGTCGGCGAGGCTTGGGGCGCAGAGGAAGCTAATCGCGAGCGCCCCTTCGTCGGCGCATCAGGCAATGAGTTGAATCGTATGCTCGCAGAAAGTGGCATCGACAGAATGTCATGCCTCGTAACAAACACCATCGCGGCGCGTCCACAGAATAATGAAGCCTGGCGCTTCTTCTCCCCCAAGGCTGAAGCCCAAACATCTCTCCGCGGCCAGCACCCTGAGGCGTTTGCCATTGCCGAACTTAAGCGTCTCTACGACCAAATAAACTCCTTTCCCCGCAAACTCATAATAGCGGTTGGCAATTATGCCCTCTGGGCACTAACCGATTGCAGCTCTCCCGTTCGTCCCTCCCCCGAAACGCAGGGGCGCGTAACTCCTGGCGGCATCACAAAATGGCGCGGGAGTATGTGGTATATGCTAAAAGATTATAACTCCCTCGAATACTCTACTACGAAACTCCTCCCGATAATCCATCCCGCCGCCATTATGCGACAATGGGACCTTCGCGCCGTGACCGTTCATGACTTAAAAGCGCGCGTGCCCCTCGCGCTTCGGAATGATTGGCGTCCGAATCCGAAACCCGTATTCCTCGCTCCGCCAACCCTTCAGCAATTCCGCAGCAGGATCAAATCCTGGCTCGCCCAAGCGAATGCGGGGAATAAAATACGGCTCGCCGAAGATATCGAAACAATGCGAGGATTTATTACTTGCGTCGGATTGACGGACTCGACATCGTTTGCAATGTGCGTGCCCTTCATTGATAAGCGTGATGGGGAATTGGTTTCCTTCTGGTCCCCTGAAGATGAAGCCGAGGTTATATCGTTATTACGTCAAATCAACTCGCACCCGAATATTCTCATCGAAGGACAAAACTTTATCTACGACACTCAATATTTCCAACACTGGCTCGGCGTTACACCTCGCCTCTCTTTCGACACCATGCTCGCGCAGAACGTCATGTTCCCCGGCACCCCGAAGGGGCTCGACTACCTATCTAGTCTCTATTGCAAATACTATTGGTATTGGAAGGATGATGGGAAAGAATGGGACTTAAAGGGCGACCCGAAGCAACTCTGGCTCTACAATTGCCAAGACCTCGTAAATACGTGGGAATGCGCCAACGTCCAACGCACCCTCTTGCAACACTATAATATGCAGGAGCAGATGAATTTCAAAATGCAGATCAACGAGTCATGCCTCCGCAAGATGTCCCGTGGGATGCGCTTCGATACATCCCGCCGCGTGCATCTCTCCATGGAACTCAGCACGGCCCTCGGAGCATTAGAACAGGAAATCCTATCCATCATTCCACAAGATATGGTTCCCGAAGGGACAATCAAAGGCAAGAAAAGCGCCGCATGGTATAAGAGCCCGAAGCAAACCAAAGCCATTCTACATGACATCCTCGGACTTCCTGTCATTATGAATAGAAAAACGGGCCGCCCAACGAGTGGCAAGGAAGGCCGCAACGAGTGGCTCAAAAGGTATCCCGAATGGTCCGGCCTCTTAACTCGGCTCGGCACGCTCGAATCCGCCGACACCGCACGCACCGTTATCAATATGTCCCTCGACTCCGACTCTCGCATCCGATGCTCCTTCAATCCGGGCGGCACGGAAACCCACCGCCTCTCCTCCTCAACAAATGTATTCGGCCGCGGCACCAACCTGCAAAATCTCAGCACCGGAGATGAAGATGATTGACTTCCAACGACTCTACCCCGACGTCAAGGCGCCATATCGCGCGACGCCTTTCAGCGTCTGCTTCGACATCCACGCCTTTATCAAAACCGACGGCAATAGAGCGAATAATATGCTAATCCCTCCCGGCATGACCCGTGCCGTGCCGACCGGGCTTCGCTTCCGCTCCCCTTCGGGCCTCTTAGTATGCCCACGAAGCGGTCTCTCGATGAAATCCGTTTTTGTTGCTAATAGTCCCGGCGTAATCGACGCCGACTATCGCGGCGAGATCAAAGTTCTCCTCTTCAACGGCGGCATCGAGTCATACTACGTGCAGCACGGAGATCGCATCGCTCAAATCCTCGTCCTCGACGACATAATGGGAGCAACTTTCAATGAGGTCCCCCATATTGACCCAAACGAAACCACCCGCAGTGATGGCGGATTTGGGAGCACCGGCAGATGATCCAAATAAACTCCTGCTGCCCCAACTGCGGCGCGCCCTATTTCCCTCGCAGCCTCATGTACCGCTGGCTCAAACTCCGTCCCGCCGAATCCATTATACTCGATATGCTCCTAAACGCCCACCCGTGCGGCGTCGACACTACAGCCTTTCCTGTCAGCCAGCGCTCTCTTGCCGTACATATCCATAGAATCCGGCGCGCCCTTTTATCCAACAACGTCCCCCTTGTCGTCGACACGATTCGTGTAGTCAAGGGGAAAACACAAAACGCGTCAACTGATAAGTATATTGCCCGCAAGAAGGACAAGTGGCATGACTTCGAAAATAGTTTTACCAAACGTTCGTAAACTCTTCACTCCCGATCCCGGCTATGTGTTGTTCGACGCCGACCTCGCCGGCGCCGACGCCCAGGTGGTGGCGTGGGAGGCAGAGGATGAAGACCTAAAAGCGGCATTCCGCGCGGGTCTCGATGTTCATGCGAAGAACGCCGAGGACATGTGGGGGGCGAGCTTCGCCCGACTCGAACCTCAGAGTCATGCGTGGAAGAGCAAACGCAAACAATGCAAACAGGCGGTGCATTTAACGAATTATGGTGGCTCTGGAAGGGCGATGGCTATGGTCCTCGGCTGGACCGTGCGCGAGGCCGAAGACTTCCAGCGCCGTTGGTTCAGCCTCCATCCGGGCATCAAACACAACTTCCACGGCCGCGTTCAAAAGGCCCTTGACTCCTCGAAAACCGTTTACAACAAATTCGGTTTCCGCCGCGTCTATTTCGACCGGCCCGACCAGTGCTTCACCGAGGCCCTTGCATGGATACCTCAGAGTACTGTCGGCCTTACGACGTATTATGGGGAAATGCAGCTTCTCGAAAAATACCCCTATTGTGAGGACCTATTACAAGTACACGACTCTCTTGTATTCCAAATGCCAAAACATCATAATGGCTGGACCTATAAGGGTATCGTCGAGGCATTAGCCGTACCGATTCCCTATGATGATCCTCTTATAATTCCGTGGGGCCTAGCTATGAGCGAAACATCTTGGGGCGACTGCAAGAAAGTGGACCTTAAGGAGGCTGCGTAAATGGGGCAAGGGTAGCGCCATCCCTTGCCCACTTAACCCGACATCCCGAGGGGGCTCCTCGTAAATGCCGCGCCACTTTTCGAACTGGCTTCGCGCCTACATCCAACACACTCGCGACACCGAATCGCCAACTATCTTCCATTTCTGGACCGGCGTGTGGACAATCGCTGGCGCTCTGCGTCGGCGCGTCTGGATCGACATGAGAAAATTCCAATGGACTCCAAACTTTTATATCATAATGGTCGGCCCGCCCGGCATCGTCGCAAAGTCCACGACAGCAAACATCGGCGTGAACCTTCTTTCAAAAGTACCCGGAATAAAGTTCGGCCCGCAATCTGCGACTTGGCAAGCGATGACCAAGAGTTTAGAAGAAGCAATAGAATATGTAAAAGTCTCCGAAGACGAATCCGTGAAACCGATACCGATGAGTGCAATTAGTATGGCCGTTTCAGAACTCGGTACCTTCCTCAAAATGGACGACCGAGTCTTAGGTGATGTTATGATAAGCCTCTGGGACGGACAAATCGGCGAGTGGGGCCATGATACAAAAACCACAGGTAATACAAAAATAACGAACCCATGGGTAAACCTCATCGGCTGCACCACCCCAACATGGCTTGCAGAAAACTTCCCGAAGGCAATGATCGGTGGCGGCCTGACGTCTCGCATCATCTTCATCTATGGGGATACCAAACGGGAATTTATCCCATATCCCGACGAGATAATTCCCGGCCGCGAGTATTACGAAGTTCAAGAAAAGCTCATCGACGACCTGACGCAAATAAGCATGATGGTGGGGGAATATAAACTGCACCCCGATGCGAGAGAATGGGGGCGCAACTGGTATACGAGGTTGTGGCAAAATCGTCCAATCCATATGGCCTCAGATAAATATAGCGGATATATCGCCCGCAAACAAACTCACATGCACAAACTCGCCATCGTCCTCGCCGCCGCGAAGCGCAACGACTTACTCATCCATCCCGACGATTTAATCGAGGCCGACCAGATACTAACCGACGTCGAACCACACATGCTAAAGGTATTCGAATCCGTAGGGGTGGTTGACGAAGCGCAACACGTTGCCGAGTTAATTCCATATGTTCGAGCCTATAAATGGATCACAGCGAAAGACCTATATCAATGCGTATTCAAAACAATGTCCGAGGCCGCCTTTAAGCAATCCCTTCGAATAGCTATCGAAGGCGACATCTTTCAAATCACCCAGCAAAACGGGGTCCGAGGCCTCTCCCTCGCCCCCCGCTTGCATCAATAGAAAATATTAACGCACCACTCGGAGATCAATCTGCGCCTCCGGATACATCTGCCGAATCTTTTCCGCCATCGGCCGTGCCGTGCGCTGCGTCGGAACTCCAGTCTCCCGCGCCTGTCGCTCCCGCATCCGGCTCGCCATCGACCTTCGTACCACCTCCCCCGTAATGGATTTCGATCTCGCCTCCGGCGGCAATCTCGAATTAAACCTCTGTATCGCCTTTACAACCCTCTCCTGTTCCCTCTCATCTCCTCCGAGGCGCGCATCGAACATTTGCCTCAAGAGCATCGCGCGCTGGGTATCGTAATAGGCCTGTTGTTTTCTCTCTTCAATCAGTTGCTCCCAACGAGCATTAAGTCGGGTCGGCGCGAAGCCCATTGCTTGTGCGAGAATCTCCGCCATCTGCTCTGGATCTCTCGGATCATACCGCACCACCGTACTCCCCGCATTAACCCCGCCGCGCGTCCTTTCTCTCCCCTCCGAGAAACTCCGATACGCTCTCGACCCACTCGCAAGCGCCCTCGGCATAATCCTTTCCCACCTCTTAAAATCCGTAGGATCGGAATTAAAATCCCGCAGCGCATGAAAGAGGGCAAAGCCTGTACCGAAAACCGGCCCGGCCCCTCGTTGAAGTGCATTCATCTGCATCCATGCTTGCTGCTGCCCCATAGGCGGCCCGATCAACGCCTCAAGAGGTATCGGCGAAAGCTGGCCCATAGATAAGTTGCGGGACAAATCAAAGCTCGGCGCGGGAACGAAGTGCCCTGCTCCTGGATGCAAACCCCTTCCCAGTCCGCGCCCCGTTGAAACTCCTCCCATCATATCCAACATTGCAGGTATGCCGAAGCCCCTTCGCGCCAGCCCATGGAGCACGATATCTGGCGGCACGCGACCATTAAACTGCTCCAGCACAAACTCCCTCGTTTCATCCTTCAGATCGAAATCTCTCCCGAATAAATGATGTCCGAGAGCCTTTAGGATTTCCGTCAAATCCTCCATCCCCGGCAATCCCATGAGGCCTCCCATCATGGCCATCATGAGAAATGCCCTTGGCATCACATCAGACTTATTCTGCCCCATCACCGCAAGCATCGATTGCAAATACTTCTTATATATAAAAAGGGTGCCAGTAAATTTGCCTCTAACAAATCGAGGCCGTGCCCACCGATTATAATTAAACTGCGTCTCCATCGTCGCATGAATCGCCGTAACAACGGCCGCAGCTTCCGCTTCAGTAAACCCCTTATTCCGCAACGTCAATATTTCATCCTTATACAAATTCGTCGCATCCTTTACCGCCTGCGCATTCGGGTGCGCCTGCGCGAGATCAAGCGCGGCACGGAATGTAAGGCGCCGATTAAACTGTTCCGCCTTCTCAAACATCCACGCCGATTTTTCCAGAATCGTTTGCGCCACCCTCTGCGCCGCATTTCCCCCGAAACCCACAAACAAGTTTTCCGCCTGCGTCGCACCAGCGAGTTCATGCGCCTGCGTATCCGTTATGCGGCCCGTTGTAATTCCATACTCCATCGCTCGCGCGAGGAAATCATCCCTTTCCTTAAACTTATTCCTCGGCAGAAACGTCTCAATTCGCATGGCATCGAGGAGAGCTCTTGTCGCCCTTGCATCCCCAAAACCTATTCCTCCAAACTTCGCGGCAAGAAACGGATACGATACAAGCGGCACTTGCGACATATTAATCGCTGCCGCCGCGGGAGAGAATCCGAGGAACCAAATAAAGGCTGCCGCTTTTACCCCTCCAATATCCCCCTTCGCATTCAGTACCGTATTCTCTAAATGATCCTGCATATAGTCTGCAACATATGCGGCTTTATTTCCTCCAACCCCCCTCGCGGCGCGGATCAATCCTCGAAGTTCCCACGCATACTTCGTCCTCGCATAGTGCTTGCCGCCGTAGAAGAAATAATTTGCAAACGCCCGTTTGAAGTCCATCGAATATCCAGGCATATAGTTCTTATGCTGAAACCTATGCTTAAAGCTATTCGCCGGACTCATCTCAAATTGCAACTGTTGGATTGCATCCCTTTGCTCTTGACTCAAATTCAACTCGTTTGCGATAGATTCTAAAAGAGCCGGCGGCATTCCGATAAACGGTTCCGCCACCTCCGGCAGCGCCCCCACTTCAACCGTCGCATCCGGGAATGCCTCTCGAAGCTCTTTCGCCTTAATCTCCTGCATCCGTTCCGCGGAACGCAATCCCCTCCGCTCCGTCGTTTCGAAATGCACAGTATTCCCCGCGGCATCCCTCACATGGACGAAGTGCCGGCCGAAACGATAGAAGGGAAAATACGGCCGCCGGCGCAAATTCCTCACCTGCGTATTAATCTTGTCTAGGCGTTCCGCGAGTTTTTGCGGATCAGTAATCAACCTCTGCGCCTCCGCCCTCGCATTATCCGCCGTTAATTGCAAAAATGCATCGAACATCTGATTCAATCTCTGAATCATCCGCGCCGATTCTTGATCCACTCGATGCTCTCGATATATTGCCTGAAGCTCCTCCTGCGTCGGATGCCGCGCGATCCCCCTTTGAATTTCATCATCCGTACGATACCGCATATTCACAATATCATCCAGCGCGGCGACAATACTTTCCCCCCTCTTCTTACCTAACGAGCGCCAAGCCTTCAGCAACTCAATCGCCTTGTCATATATTTGACTCGTCTCATTATGCATCTCATCCATTCTCTCCTTATACCGGAGCAATGGAGCAAAATTCGGATTAACCGCCGCGAGCTGGTCTAGCCCCTTCCAATACTTATAATACTTATGCCAATTATCCACATGCGCCGCGCGTTCGCGAATCTGCGGCCCATGCGTCTCTCTGCCACCATCAACAACCTGATACGTGGCATCTTCTATCGTCTGCGTGCCGGGCGCGCGCGGCGCGGCCTCTACCACACCATCCCCTAGAGTCGCATCAAGAGCCCCCTGATTCGCCTCCCTCGTTCGTTGATGAAGCTCCGGCATCAACTCGTGCATAAAGGCCGGACCTTCAGTAATAAACGAATCCAACCATTGCTGCATCACGGGCTCGGCTCTAAACTCCAATCCGAATTTCTTATACGCTGCCTCCACAACTTTCCGAACCCACTTACCTAGATTCTCAAAAAACTTATCAACAACAGTTAGCGCCCAATCACTCGTCGTCGCCCAACGAGCAACCTGTTCCGCGAACCATTCTTCGAATGAACTATAATACTTTCTATGCTCCGGAGTGAGCATATAAAGAGGAAACTGTGCATCCCCTCTCATATTATAATAATTAACAATCGCATTATCTCTCGTCCGCAGCAACTGTTGGATGTTTCGATTAGGGCTAGAATTAGCCTCTCGCCACCGCTCAAACGCTGCCTCGATTTCCACCTTAACCTTATCTGGCGCCTTCGCGAACTTTTCAAACATTACAATATGACCGAACTCATGCGCCGCCGTCGCCCACATGGCTCCCGGATTAACATGCGTCGTCGGATTCACATACAGATCATAGCTGCCGTCGCGCCTCGGAGTAACCCACCCGTGATAATCTGGATGCGCGTCTGAAAGATGAATTCGAATCGACGCATCAATCTTCATTTGCCGAATCAAACTTTGAAGTACCTCGGCCATTTTCCTCCCGGCGCGCAAGTATTGCGGATCGCGCATATTCTGCGGCGCCTGCGCCGAGCCGCTTGATGCCGGCGCAACAAACTCCGCCGTCCTCGGACCCGTTGCCGAATACATCGGCAGACCACGCCGGACAATTGACTGCGCCGTCGGCGGAATATCTATATACCAAACCGGAGTATCCTTATTTGTAGTACGGTTCATAATTTCCCTTTTGGCATTATAAGCTTCCCCCCGAGTATTGAAACCATCAGCAATAATCAAATCATTCTCATCATAAATAGCAAAGGTTCCATCGGTACCATATCCAACCGCAAGCCTCGGCGCCGCTCGCGGCACGGGAATCATCGTCGTGCCGACACTTCCTCCAAGTTTCTTCGCCCACTTCTTCGCAATTCCCGGCACAATTTTATCATAGAACTCAACAAGCCCCTTCCGCGCCGCATGAATCGCCGGTAAGCCGCCCGCGGCATAATCTCCCGCGAGCTTCCCCGTGGTCCACGTAATTCGTTTATACCCATTATCCGCCGCCCACCGAAGCATCCTCTTAAACGCAAGCTCCGGCCACGCCGTCTTGAACGGACCA